AGAATATGCAAAAAATAATAAAAAACACAAAATATGAAATTTTAACTCCGAATGGTTTTTCAGATTTTTCTGGTATTTTAGTATCAAATAAAGATTCTATTAAATTTACATTTGATGATAACTCTACAATAGAAACGTCATATAATCATGTTTTTATTGATAATAATAAAGAAATTGTTGCTAAAACTTTAAACATAAATAGTAAAATTTTCAATAAAAATATTGTTGATATTCAATATAATAAAAATACTCTTTTATATGATCCATTAAATGTAGTAAAAAATAATAAATATATTGCTAATGGATTTGTACATCATAATTGCCAATTTTTGGGATCAACTAATACTTTAATTAGTTCTGATATTATTGCTCAATTATCATACAATCCACCCATATATACTTCTGATGGATTAGATTTATATGAAATGAAGGAACCTGATCATATCTATACTATGGTAGTAGATATTGCTAAAGGTGTTGGTGGTGATTATTCGGCATTCACTATTATTGATGTGACACAAGTTCCATATCGAGTAGTGGGTAAATATAGAGATAATAATATTGCTCCATTACTTTTCCCTTCGGTAATTTATCGTTTAGCCAAAGAATATAATAATGCCTATGTTTTGTGTGAAATAAATTCATCGGATCAAGTACCACATATTTTATATGAAGAATATGAATATGAAAATATATTGTTTATACAACGTGATGCCAGAGGACAAAAAGTATCTTCTGGTTTTGGTGGACCCAATATGCAGTTTGGTGTTAATACCGATAAAAAGACCAAACGAATTGGATGTTTTAACTTTAAGTCTTTATTAGAAGAAAAGAAACTATTATTATTTGATGCTGATATTATTTCTGAAATTTCTACTTTTGTTGAAAAACGTGGATCATATGAAGCGGATGAAAGTTATCATGATGATTTGATTATGACTTTAGTGTTGTTTGGTTGGTTGACTACTAATTTATATTTCAAGGAGTTGACAGATGTTAATCTAAGAAAATTAATGTATGCTCAAAGAATAAAGGAAATAGAAGAAGAAATGTTACCAGTCGGATATTATGATGATGGTGATAAAGTAGATATACAAGATATGGTAGAAGACGGAGATATTTGGTCACCGATGTCAAAAAACGAATCTCCGTATGTTGTACCTAAAACATATTTAACAGATAGATTATAATTGTATTAAAAAATCAAAAATACTAAATAATATAAAAATAAATAATCTATTCTCATAACAATTTGGAGAAATATATATGGCAATACAAGTGTCACCTGGGGTTTTGGTCAATGAAGTTGATCTGACCACAATTGTACCATCAGTTGCAGTTTCTATCGGCGCAATTGCTGGACCATTTAATTGGGGTCCAGTTAATCTAATGACTACCATTACAAATGAAGTTGAATTGGTAAACCGTTTTGGTGAACCAGATAATGATGTTGCTGAATATTGGTTTTGTGCATCTAATTTCTTATCTTATTCTAATCATCTTAGGGTTGTTCGTGCGGCTAATACCGTTAGTACATTGAATGCCACTTCTACTGGTGGTGGTGTATTAATTGAAAATGAATATGATTATGAATACAACCATTCTAATGGTGCTAATACGTATGGTTGTTTTGCTGCCAGATATCCTGGTGATAAAGGAAATACCTTACGTGTAGAAATGGCGGATGCCAATACGTTTAGTGGTTGGGCCTATTCTGGTTATTTCACTGATCCTCCTGCCACATCAGATTATGTTGATGGTCGTGGTGGTGCCAATGATGAAGTTCATGTTGTGGTTATTGATACATTAGGAAATTTTGCCACTTCTGCTAATACGGTTGTTGAAAGATTTTCCTTTATGTCTAAGGCTTCTGATGCACAAAGTTTTGATGGATCTTCTAATTATTATAAAAACGTCATTAATACCAATTCCAAGTATATTTGGTGGTTATCTCATCCGGAAGCTGGAACCAATTGGGGTAATGCTTCTGCCAATACTACTTATGCTCAATTATCAACTCTATATACATCACAATTAGCCTCTGGTGCTGATGGTACTATTGGAGCGGGTGATATTCTGGATGCCTATGATATTATGGCTGATGCTGATTCAGTAGATATTTCTTTGGTTATGTCTGGTCCTGCTACTAGCACTATTGCAACATATCTTATTTCTAATATTGCAGAGAATCGTAAAGATTGTGTTGTATTCATTTCTCCCGAAAAAGCCGATGTGGTTAATAACTATGGGTACGAAGAAACAGATACGCTTGCATTTAGAAATTTATTACCATCTTCTTCCTATGGTGTAATGGATTGTAACTGGAAATATCAATATGATAAGTATAATGATATTTACCGTTGGATTCCGTTAAATGGTGATATTGCTGGTTTGTGTGCCAGAACAGATACTACCAATGATCCGTGGTTTTCTCCGGCTGGTCTAAATCGTGGCAACATTAAAAATGTAGTTAAATTAGCTTGGAATCCCACTAAGGCAAATCGAGACAATTTGTATCTAAAGGGTATTAATCCGGTAATTACATTCCCCGGTGAAGGTTCCATTTTATACGGTGATAAGACATTATTAGCCAGACCATCGGCATTTGATCGCATCAATGTTCGTCGATTGTTTATCGTACTAGAAAAGTCAATTGCCAAGGCTGCTCGTTCAACTCTGTTTGAATTTAATGATCAATTCACTCGGGCACAATTTGTTAATTTGGTAGAACCATATTTACGTGATGTAAAAGGTCGTCGTGGAATTTATGATTTCCGCGTAGTGTGTGATACCACTAATAATACTCCTGAAGTAATTGATCGCAATGAATTTATTGGTGATATCTATTTGAAACCTGCTCGTAGTATTAACTTTATTCAATTGAATTTTATCGCTACTAGAACTGGTGTTTCATTTGATGAAATTATTGGTTTGTTTAGACCTAGCGTATAAATTTAATTATTGTTATGGTTCTGAATACTATTAATTATTATGGTATTCAGAACCTTGTTTGTATATATAAATACTATAAATATTAAATCTTCTCAGGAGAAGTATTAACAATGCCATTTTCCGTTAATCAATTTAGAGCACAAATGATTGGTGATGGTGCTCGCCCCAATTTATTTGAAGTTACTATGCCATTCCCAGCATTTTCTTCACCAGAAAATGCACAAGAAAAATTGACGTTTATGTGTAAAACTGCTCAATTACCAGGATCTACTATTGGTGTTGTTCCATTACAATATTTTGGTCGTGAATTGAAGTTTGCTGGTAATCGTGTATTTACCGATTGGTTAGTAACTGTTATTAATGATGAAGATTTTGTGGTACGCAATGCCATGGAACGTTGGTTACAAAATATCAATAGTCATACTGCCAACCTACGTAATCCTTCTGCCGTTTCTCCATCCAGTTATACAGTAGATGCTACGGTAGATCAATATGGTAAAGCCGGAAATATTATTAAATCTTATAAATTTATAGGAATGTTTCCTTCTGATATTACTCCAATTGATTTAGATTGGGGAGCCAATGATACCATTGAAGAATATTCAATTACTTTTGCCTATCAATGGTGGACTTCCGAAGATACTGGTGTTATTTAATTTATAATTTGGTGGAGTTTTTATTTTGAAAATTTTTGGATTTACGTTAGGAAAAAAAGATGTTACTCAGGTAGAGCCAGCCGAAGAAAAATCGTTTGCTCTACCAACCGCTGCACTAGATGATGGTGCAATAACCGTAACACAAAATGCGTATTATGGTACCTATGTTGATTTAGAAGGTTCCGTCAGAAATGAATTGGAATTGATTACTCGTTATCGTGAAATGAGTAATCATCCTGAATTAGAATCTGCCATAGATGATATTGTTAATGAAGCCATAACTCATTCTGAAGATGGTTCTGTTGTACAAATTAATACCGATAATTTAAAACAACCAGATTCCATTAAAAAGAAAATTGCCGAAGAATATGACTATGTATTGAAATTATTGAATTTTTCCAATCTAGCCGACGATCTGTTTAGACGTTGGTATATAGACGGAAGAATTTATTTTCATGTTTTGGTCAATGAAAAAAATCCCAAGGAAGGAATTAAAGAATTACGGTATATTGATCCTAGAAAAATTCGTAAAATTCGTGAAATCAATAAAGAACGTGATCCAGTTACCGGGGCTAATATTATTAAATCAATGGCAGAATATTATGTGTACAATGATAAAGGAACCAGTACACAAACTTATACTGCCAGTGTTAATCCTGGAATTAAAGTAGCTCCTGATAGTATTATTAATGTAAATTCTGGTTTAATGGATGCAAAAAATAATTTTGTAATTAGTCCATTGCATTCTGCTATTAGACCACTGAATCAATTGCGAATGATTGAGGATGCTATCGTTATCTATCGGTTGTGTTTAACTGGTGATACCAGAATTAAAACCAATACTGGTTGGAAATATATTAAGGATATAAAAGAGAATGATATTGTTTATTCATATTATGGACCAGAATTGGGATTAAAAGAAACTTTAGTAAAAAAACAATGGAAAACTGGGACTAAACAAACATATACAGTATCTTCAAAACATTTTTCTATTACTGGTACTGATAATCATCCTATATTAGTTCTCGATAAAAACACTAATATTGTTGAATATGTCGATATTAAAGATATTAGTCCGAAACAGCATTGTTTTGTATATCAAAAACCAGAAGAAACATTTACTAATAATAATTATGATGATATTTTAGATGATGTCATAAGTGGAAAAATATCTAATTTAATTTTCAATTCTTCAAATGAATTAAAAAAAGAATTTATTGTGGAATATTGTGATAAAAATGGAATAGTTGAAGATTCTATTAATAGTGGAACCTGGTCGGCTAAATTAAAATTAAATAATAAAGAATTGATAGATGATATCAAAGAAACTTGGACTTCTTTGGGATTAGCTTCTAGTTTAATTGAGTATGATGATAATTTTTGGTTTATAACTTTATTTGATTATGAATTACCTAATTTTGAAAATATACTTAGTGTAGAACAAGCTAATGTAGAAGATGTATATGAATTAGAAGTTGTTTCAGAAAAACATAATTTTATTGCTAATGGAGTTTGTGTACATAATTCTAGGGCACCAGAGCGTAGGGTATTTTATATTGATGTTGGTAATTTGCCAAAAGGTAAAGCTGAACAATATCTTAGAGATGTTATGGTGAAATATAGGAATAAATTAACGTATGATGCAGCCACAGGATGTCTGGCTATGGATACTAAGGTTCCATTATTAGATGGAAGAACGTTATCTATTGCAGAAATCTCAGATGAATTAAAAAATGATAAAATTCTTTGGGCATATTCTTGTGATCCTATTACTGGAAAATTTGCTCCTGGATTAATTACTTGGGCTGGTGTTACTCAAAAATCAGCAAAGGTAATGAAAATTACATTTGATAATGGAAAAAGTGTTATTTGTACGTTAGATCATAATCATGTGACTAAACAAAATGGGTTTGTTCAGGCAAAAGATTTAAAAATTGGCGATTCCATCATGCCATTTTATAAAAGATTTTCTCCAATAAGAAAGGGAAAATCTGAATATGAACAAATTTTTGAAAACGATTCAAAAAAATGGAAATTTACACATAGATTGGTTTCTTTGTGGAAAGATGAAAATGGTATGGATAATGAGTGGGTATATAATAACCGTTTTTTTGATGAGCAAAAATTAACTATACATCATAAAAATAAAAATAGATATGATAATTCAATTTATAATTTAGTTAAAATGAATAGACTAGATCATTTTGATTATCATAAACAACATTGTAGTGATGCTGGAAAATTGGGTGGCAAAAAAACCGCTGAAAATAAAATTAAACAAGGAATACCATTTTTTAATTTGACTAAAGAACAATATATAGAAAATGGGAGAAAAGTCGGTACTATTGTTGGAAAAAGAATGGTAGAGGAAAAGAAAGGAATTCATGGATTATCAAAAGATGAAATAATAAATAACGCTAGATTGGGTGGAAAGACCCTTTCTGATAAATTGCAAAATAATGATGAATTTGCTAAGTCTTTTTCTGAAAATGTAAAATTATCATGGACAGAGGATAGAAGAAATAATACTTCTATAAGAGCCAAGAATTTACCAAAAAGCCATTTTATAAAGTTAAATAAATTAGGAAATGATGTTAGATGGAATTCTGTTAATGGTGAAAGTAATAGAGAACATTTATCAAATTTATATACAATAAAATATACTCAAGAAATATTAGATAGTGTTTTGTGTTGTGCTAAAAGTAATATGAGTATTAGTAATGCTATTGATTACATTAACACCACTATAGATTTTATAGAATGGCAAAACTATAATAATAAAACAGTCAATGCAAAATTTGATTTGAGTATTTTTGTATATTATAATTTATTAAAAGTGGTTAAATTGCTTGGATATGATAATTATAAATCTTGTTGTGATTATTATAATCCAAAAATAAAAAAACAAACTAATTCTGATTATAATCCTGGTGATATGAATAGGATTATATATCCAGATTATATTGAAAAATTATTATATGAATGTGCATCTATAAATTTAAATACGAAAAAATCATTAGAATATATTAGTGATAAAATAAATTATGATGATTGGAATAATTTAAATGTCAGGTCTTTTTCTCATAAACGACCCACATTAAATAAATTTACTGAAAAAGATTTATATAGATTTATGCATAGTGCTGGATTTAATACGTGGAAAGATTATAAAGAATCATTATTACATTATAACCATAAAATTGTTAAAATAGAATATTTGGATGAAGAAATTGAAGTTGGAACATTAACAATTGATGGTAATGAATTATATCATAATTTCCATACATTTGCTTTGGATTGTGGAATTTATACAAAAAATAGTGTAGTGGATTCACGTAAACATCTATCAATGCTTGAAGACTTTTTTCTTCCCCGTAGAGAGGGCTCGCGTGGTACAGAAATAACCACATTACCTGCTGGTGCAGCACTAAATGATTTACCAGATTTAGAATATTTCAAGAAAAAGTTATTACAATCTTTACATGTACCATATTCTCGTATGGATAATGATAATGGTGGTGGTATAGCTGTATTTGGTAGATCGGCTGAAACTTCTCGGGATGAATTAAAATTTGGTAAATTTATTCAAAGATTACGCAATAAATTTTCCCAATTATTTGATGATGCTCTAAGAATTCAATTAGCACTAAAAGGAATTTGTTCTACGGAAGAATGGGAAGAATTTAAAGAATCCATTTATTATGATTTTCGTAAGGATAATAATTTTGTTGAATTGAGAGAAGCAGAATTAATACGTGAGCGTATGATTACACTGCAACAAGTAGATCCTTATATTGGTAAATACTTTTCTCAGACTTGGGTTAAGAAAAATATTTTACGTATGTCCAATGATGAAATTGAAGAGATGGATAAGGAAATGCAGGATGATGGTTCGGTGGAATTATATCAACAACAATTAAATATGCAATCTGGAATGCAACCACCAGAACCGATAGATAATACTTATGATGCCGAAACTTCTCCATCAATGACACCCAATCTAGATGATAAAGTGGCTAAATTTTCATCATAAATATAATAAACTTAATAAAATAAGGTATATAACCAATGTCAACAAACATTAAAACATTAATTGAATCTATTTCTTCTGGCAAAAATGCCGAAGCAAAAGAGGTTTTTGAATCTGTAATTGCCGAACGTGCCTATGAATATTTGCAAGAATATAAAAAGACAATTTCTGCCTCTATGTTTAATACTAACATAAATACAGAAGAAGAAACTGCTCCTACTGAATAATATGAAATCTTTAGAAGATTTTAAACAATCTATTAGGGTAATTGCCGAAAAGGAATATTCCAGTGTAACTTATGCCGCACCACAAAAAGTAGTGGCCGTAGTTGGACCGGACGGTAAAATTAAATGGAAAAAACAACGGATTGGTAGAATTGTTCTTGGTGCATCCAAGGCCGGATTGGTAAATGCCAATAATACGCCGGATACCCAGGCGAGTGCAGAATTTTCTGTTTCTGATATGACTAATGTAAAAGAGTCCAAAGAAACCAAAGAAAATTTAACTGATCCGCCTTATGTTTTAGTATTAAAAAGAAAATCCATTCGATTATTTCCAAATAATACCAAAGTGGCTCTGTATCATAATGCTAAATTAAATAAAACATTTTCAGTACCTTATGGTCCTGGAATGAATTCTGTTATTCAGGCAGAATCTTTTATAGAAGACTTAAATTTTTCAGAAGATAGTAAAAATTATATGTTTGAATCAGGAGATTCTATTACGATTACTCGTGATGATGCGAAATCATTATTAAAATTATATAACAATTTAAATGAGAATAATAAACAAAAAATGTTAAATAATTTATGTGAGTCCAAGGATGCTTTTAATAAGATATTACAATTTTCTATTAGTAAAACATGATGAATACTATTTTACAGTTTATTAACTATATTATTGAAAATAAAGTATCTTCTGCCAAGGAATTACTCAATACCATTTTAATGGAAAAAAAGGAATTGTGTTTACAGGAACAACGTAAATTTGTTACCGAAGAAATGTTTAATGAAGCAACTAGAAATCCTAATATCATTCGACAAGGAAAGATTGTTAGAATTCGTCGTAGAATTAGACGCAATTCCCAGGGAAGAATGGTTGTACAAAAAAATATTAAACGTTCTACCATTCCTGGTTATCGAGTATCCGGAAATAAATTACAACGCATACCAGCTATTGAACGTATTAGAAGAGCACGTTTACTAAAACGATCATGGAAAACAACGCGAAGAGCAAAATTAAGACGGACATTGATGAAACGAAAAATGTCTATGCAAAGAAGATTTTCAATGGGATTACGCTAAATGCCACAACAAATTATTAATTCATTACGTTCACCATCAATCATTCGTGTTGTTGATGCAGGAACATATACTATAAGTCTAGCCAATTTGGCAGCATCAAATACTGAAACCGTATCTTCAGCAGATATTAAATCTGTTACTTGGAGTACCAGTAACAATATTGTTATCTCAAGAAATTCTCAAAATGTATTGAGTTTATTTGGCACTGGCGAATGGAGACTTTCAGATTTTGGTTCTGTCATTACGGCCAATAATAATAGTAGTATTGTTATTACAGTAGTTGATGGTACAGCAATTTTAGAAGTTTCTAAAGAAGCTATATATAATCCATACTTAGAAACTTTATAGGAAATTTTCAATGCTATTACTAAGAGAAACATTTGAAGATGTTCAATTTTTAAATGAAACCACTGAAGATGGTAAAAAAAATCTGTACATCCATGGACCATTTTTAGAAGCTAATGTAGTTAATAGAAATAAACGATATTATCCATTGGAATTAATGACCAAGGCAGTAAATAGTTATAATGAAGAATATATAAAGCCTAATCGTGGTGTTGGTACATTAGGACATGAAGATACTCCTACTATTACACCCGATAGAATTTCTCATCGTGTTATTTCATTAGAACAAAAAGATAATATTTTTATGGGTAAAGCTTTGGTGTTAAATACTCCTTGTGGAAATATTGTTAAAAACTTATTAGAGGGTGGGGTTAAGATTGGAGTTTCTTCACGTGCATTGGGTTCTATTGTGGAACAAAATGGGGTTAATGTCGTTCAACCCAATTTATCTATTCTTTGTATTGATGCAGTTCTAGATCCATCGGCCCCTTCTGCCTGGGTGGATTCTATTATGGAAAATAAGCAATTTTATTATGATATGGCCACCGGATCATACATTGAAAAAGAATTAGAACAATTATACGAAGAATTACCAAAGTATTCTAAACAAAAAATAGAAGACACCGCACTCCAATTATTTAATTGGTATTTAAATGGTATTTCTACAGCAAAAATTTAATTTTTATAAATAAATAAAAAATATATACAAAATCAAGGAGATTTCCTATCTATGACTATTGAAAATTCAACAAATGCTTTACTTGAGGCTGCGCAAGATATTTTGGCCAAAAGTAAATCCGAGGCTCCTTCTATGCCACCTCAAAAGCTTGCCGGAGAAATTCAAGATTTAGGTGGTCCTACTCCTGAAAATTCCCGTCCAACTGACGATTCAAATAAATTAAAGATTAATCCCAAAGATTATTCTAAGAAAAATAAAGCCGATGTAGCATCTAAACCTTCTGATGCTTCAACAAAAACTGAATCCACTGAATATAATTCTGATATTTCTATGTTATTTGCCAATGCTGAAATTTCAGAAGAATTTAAGACTAAGGCTACTACTATTTTTGAGGCCCGTGTTCTGGATAAAGTTAATACCATTAAAGAACAATTAGAAGAAGAATATGCTTCTATGCTGGAAGAAGCTGTTTCTCAAATTAAAGAAGAATTAACTACCAAAGTAGACGACTATTTATCTTATGTTGTCGAACAATGGTTAGAAGATAATTCACTAGCCGTAGAATCTGGTCTTCGTGCAGAAATTACCGAAGATTTTATTTTAGGTCTAAAGAATCTATTTGTTGAGCATTATATTGAAGTTCCTACTGATAAAGTTGATTTAGTTGATGAATTGGCTTCTAAGGTAGAAGAACTAGAAACAAAACTAGATGAAGAAATTCAATCTGGAATTGAAATGCGTAAGCAATTAGTTGAATCT